TGTATTTTATCATTGCCTGAATCTTTTCCGACACCCTTCAAATCTCTTAAAAGTCATTTTAAGAGCGAGAAGAGTGCCGTGAAATTTTGGGTAGGAGATGAGAAAATATTGGATTATGGAAAAATTTGCGTGCCTTATAAAGGATCAATAACTTATTATACAACAGTAAAAGGTTTGAACAGAAAAACCCAAATTCCCATAACTATTCCTGAAGAAAGTAGAATTTTATATACTGAACGAGGGAATGGGTTGTGCGGAAGTGCTGTTGTTGATGAGTGTGGATTTATTCAAGGAATGCATATAGCCGGGCAAGAGAAGATTTCAACGGGATGCGCTAGATTATGGAGTAGTGAAATTAAAAGTGTCATTCAATATCATTTGGATGAGACTTTGAATTCATTACCCTATTCTGTTAGCGAGAAACTGGTTGAAGGTTCATTCGTTAAATTGAATTCACCTTTGAACAGTAATGTTCCGTCCAAAACTAATTTTGGTCCATCTCCTCTTTTTGGAATATATCCTCTGTCTAGATCTCCCGCAAATTTACAATTTTCAGGACGTTGTACCGTCAAAGACGTTGCAAAGAAATCCTTTGTAGAGTGTAATTCTGTATCCTTGTCGGAAATGGAATATGCTCGCAAAGTTTGTGCGAATATCTTGAAACCTTTCGAATCTTTGGATGAATTTTCAATTGTGAAAGGAAACGAGTTGTTAGCAGGATTGAACAAAGATTCTAGCAATGGCTATGGCTGTACGAAGGATAAATCAGACTATATTGATTTCGTAAATGGAAAATTTACAGAGTCTTTTAGAGACGATCTTAATAAGTTTGAGTCCGATTTAAATCAAGGAATTGTTGATTGGGAAAAGTTGGTGTGGGTTGAGACCCTGAAAGATGAACTGCGCGGCAGTGAAAAACTTGGTGAACCTCGTAGTTTTCGAGTTGGTACAATATATAATCAAGTACTTACCAAAAAATATTTTGGAAAGATGGTTGAGCATATTGTAGCAAATAGAGAATCAAATCAAATTATGATAGGTTGTAACCCTTTCAAAGATTGGGATGCAATGTATCAGACTTTGACATCGAGTCATGGAGTTTTTGCTGGTGACGTCAAAAAGTGGGATGGAAAAATGTCACCACAAGTTCAGCGTGAAGTGCAAGAACTTCTCATTTCCTTTATGCCAGTAAAATCTCAATTAATTGGAAATATTCTAATTGAGTCGACTTTCAGATCAATTGTTAATATCCAAGATGATTTAGTTTTAACAACACATTCTATGGCGTCCGGTTCTTTTTTAACAGCAATTTTAAATAGTTTTGTGCACCGTTTTTACACCGCAATGTGGTTTTATCGAAATTGGATAATTAATTTCAAGAAACCACCCTCTATTTTTGATTTTTCTAATAGTATTGTTGATTATCTTTATGGTGATGATAGCGTTAATGCAATCAAAAATAAAGATATTTTACAATCACACAATGCCCTCACAATGCGAGAATTCTATCAAGATCTTGGAATGGACTTAACAACCTCTCACAAAGGTGTTATTTCTGAACCTTTTGATAGAATAGAAGATATTACTTTTTTGAAGAGAAGGTTTGTTTTTCATCCTACTTTGAAAAGAGTAATGTGTCCGCTTGATTTGAATGTTTTACAATCTGGCCTCTCGTGGGTTGATTATTCCAAAGATATCAACCAAGTGATGAGAGACAAATTGCATAACTATCAACGAGAAATATATCTGCATAGTGACTGGCAATTTCTTTTAGAGGATTTTGAGAAGAGAGTAAGCGCTCAAGGAATTTTATACCCAAAATTAAGTGAGGCTTACTTGAAAGAATTGTATACATCTCATGTTGATTCTCTAAAAATTTTTTATCAATTTTCATATTTTTAAATTTTAAATATAATTATATATGAATATTTAAGAGTTATAACGCTTAATCTTTTTAAATGATTTTCTAATTCAGCGGCTACTTTTATATATAATTTTTCCTAGAAAATGTTTCTCTTACTGCATATAGTGTTATGGCGGAGAGTAAAAAACACTAACAATTTTTTAATTTATAACAATAATAATTTAATTTTTGAAGCTGAGTCAGATCAATCTGATTCACAAACGAATCAGTCTACGACCACGGGGTTGTTTTCTAACGAAAATAACTCAAGATCGTCTATCACTCCAGTAGCATCTAATTTCTACTCAAGTGTTAGAACAAGATCATTGATTGATTCCCCTGTTCGATATAATAAATTTCCAAAATTGAAAAATATTCCACCTCAATTAGAGATGGATTATTCTAGAATTTTAAATAAACCATATTTTATATCAAATATTTCGTGGTCGAGTGTGTCTAGTGGCGAATTGGCTGTTATTAATATCCCAGGAGATATTTTAAATAACCCATTGGCTAAAATTCCGTTTTCTGCATCTGTTATGTATAGAGCGCGGTTGAACGTTGTCCTTCAAGTCGCAGGCACTCCCATGCATCAGGGATGTGTTCTAGCATCGTCACATCCATATGAAGCCGTTTCCTTAGATGGAAAGGGTTTTAATGACAAAAATTCGCGTATGGCATCACCACACGCCTTTTTGTATGCAAATGAATCCACATCTGTGAACGTGGAAGTTCCTTTTTATGTAAATACTAAATTGCAACCAGTCGATCTAGACGGTTTTACAGTTATGCCTAGTACGGACACGGCAAATTACGCACAAGTAAGATTGTACGTATTGAATGCTTTGTCTATGCCAGCAACTGCATCATCTTCAGTGACGATTACCGCGCATTTTATGTTTACGGACTTGGAATTTTATGTTCCTCACGTAGATGTCACTTGGATTCCTTTTGAATCCGAATCTTTTTCTAATTCTTTTTCGAAAGCTATTGATGGGGTATTTTCTATGGGTAAGCAACTAACATCAGATTTGTTAGACTCATCTAGACAATCTATCCGTAAATGGACAGGATTGCACTCTCCTGAGAAGAATGATTTGTGTGGAAAATACGCAGTTGTTCTCAGGCAAAACATCAATAACGTAGACGCAACTAATTTTTATGAGAAATTAGACCCTTATTCTGCTTTTGAGACAGTTTGTGACGACTATATTTTTGATACTGACATTGATGAAATGCATCTTAAAGAGATTTTACAAAAGCCCCAGATAATTGGGAAATTTGTAGTGTCGACTTCAGATAATTCTGGTACATTGTTGTGGTCTCGCCCAATAACCCCTTTGCAAGAAGTAAATTCTTTGCAATATGTGGATATAGGTGGGTTACCTCAATATACAAATGTTAGTTCAAATTTGTTGCAAACTTTTCATATGTTGAGTCGTTACTGGCGCGGAGGAATGAAAATATACCTTCAAGCAGTTATGTCTAATTTTCATTTTTGTAAATTAACTATTGCTCGCAATTATTCGCCATCATATAAAGCGATTGGAAATATCCCAAGTTTTAATGATATTTCTAATTTGATGATGGAAACTGTAGAATTTTCAGCAGGTGGGCAAATTCAAGAAATAAAATTACCTTTTTGTGCAACTTTAAATCAATTACCCTGTTCTACAGATTTTATTGCAAATGCTATGCAACATGGTGAATATTATATTTATTTGCACCAACCTTTGGTAACCAATGGTTCTGTTTCTACTTCTGTTGAATTTAATGTTTATATAGCAGCCGATGATGATTTTGATTTCTTCGGTTATGCAGTTAATCCAATGCTTAAATTTTCTACTCAATTGTCGAATCCAGCACTAAAAGAGGAAGTCGACCTAATTAATTTTGAAGCCGAATCAGCCACCGTACCTATTCCAACTAGTACACAAGAACATTTAGAATTAATTTCACACCAGGAAGATACGGAAACCTTGTATGATTTACGTCCTATTAAAAGTGTTCGTGATTATATGAGGAGATTCTACAAAATTCAGTCTAGAAGGATTGCAGCTAATGAGAATGCTATTGACTATGGGTATATTACTATTCCTCTGGCTGAATTGTTAGGAAATATACCTAGCGTTTCTTCCACTGGAATGGCATCAATATCCACTTTAGCTTTGTTGCGTAAATTGTTCTTTGGCTATAGAGGTGGAATGAAATTTAAAATAATTCTTAATGGAACTACTTTTGGTGAGGTTACTTATGTGCCTCCTTCTTTTTCAGTGAGTAGTGCCACAAAAGCTTGGAATTCAAACTTACCTGTCAATTTGGCAGGGGCTCCAGCACAACAACAAATTTTGGAAATGTATACTTTTCCTGGTAAACAATTCTCGTCTGCGTCTTTTGATCCTAGATACTCGATTCAAACAGTTGAGATGGAGCGTCCTAATTACATGAATATTCATCCTAGATATTGGATGTCTAATACTGGTAGTAACCCCACGGAAATCTCAGCTAGTTGTTGTGAGTTTGAATTTCGGGTTCCTTATATGTCACCTTTTAGGTTTTCGGGCTCTAGTGCTCTAAATAGACATGTTACGAATTTCTTTCCAACTACAATTGCACCTGGTGATCTGGGCTCATTGGTAATTAAATACGCTATGCCTCATTTACTTGAATCAGGCGCAGGATCACTTGTTCAAGGCGTAACACTTGAAGTGTTTGCCGCAATAGACGACGTTGGCAGGTTAGGATATCAAGTTAACGCGCCAGTTGTTGGTGTAGGTGCGTATGGTGTTGGCAGTGCTCTTAATAAGAAGTATTACCAACTCATACCATCTGCACAAGTATCTGGAATTTCTAGTGCAACCCCTTATTCCATCATTAAATCTGATCCACTCAATCCTGGTTTATACAATTATAGGTCTTTATATTACGAGAAGACCACCATTTAATTTTAATCGTAATTTTTATTGAAATAATTTTTGCTCCTATTTTTTCAATTTGTATTTTGGAGCTACTTTTTATGTTTATTTTATATTAA